TGGCGTTGATAAAGATGGAAATTCAACTGATGAAGCAGATAGATTAGCAGAACAACGGTGGGAAAATGTATTGAGTGAAATTATTTATGGATTGAAATGTGCAAAGGCAATTCAGAATTACGATTACGAAGATAAAGAAGAAGTAAAGAAGTTGACAAAGAGTTCTCAGCGTTCATTTGAATTGATTGGAAAGCACTTATTTAATTTGTGGGATTAGTATGAACATAACTATATTATATCTGTTGGTAATATCAATAACTGATATTTGTGACAGATGGAGTATAACTTTAGAGGTTAAACATGATTGACAAAACAATAAAATTAGCTGGTGAGTATCCAAGTGATTTCAAACCATCTATATCAGTACAAGAAGTACAACAATTTTTTAATGCACATAGTTTTCATAATGGTAGAATGATAGGTGGTAGTAAATCGGGATATAGGAATATGCATCCTGATGATTTAATTATATTCAATGCTAATGTATTGATGCCAGGTTATGGTAAAGTATGGTATGGGGATTTAAATCTTACCGAAGATTATTTAGCATTAAAAGAAATTGCTCAAAATTTAAATACAGAGTTATATGTGTTGCGGGAATCGCATGCGAGATTTGGTGAAGAGGATAAACCAATTGATGAGTTATTTGATAAAGCGGTATGGAATACAAGTGAAGATAGCCCAACTCTTGAATGGTATTTAAACAAGCAGGAAAAATAATATGTTAGAAATATTATAAGAATAAATGAAAATAATGCTTGACTTTGTTAATTATATGTAGTATATTCAAGTAACGAAAAAAGGAAAAAAACAATGAAATCAAATTACGATGACGCGCTAGATAATCTACTTGTTGGTATTGGTAATGATTATGATAAATGGAATAATCCCAATAGGGATGGAGTTGATGAACAGATGAAGTTGATTAAAGAGGCGAGTGCTGTTAGATTTAAAAAGAATCTTTATGTTAAGTCTGGTAGGAAATTTGATAAAGTGATACACGATAATTCTGTTTGGGGATTTGTTGCCAAAAAGAATGGGGAACATAAAGGTATTCCTTATTTTACTGGTGATGTATTTAAGGCTGCTACTTGGAGAGCACCAGCTAAACACGTCAGAGGTTCTATCTTTTATGATGGTTCTGATTGGTATGCTTGGACAGGTCCTAATTACTTATAATGAATTACGTTAAAAGAAAACAACAATTAGACCACATCTTAAAAGATGAATCCTATTGGGTTAATGATAATGGCTATAAGAGTTTTGTAGCTGATATGCATAATAAGCTTTCAAAGGGATATAGTTTATCAGAGAAACAAGAAACTGCCATAAACAATACCATTAGTAATTATGCTAAATATTTCTTTAAAAAAAATGATCCTAATTATAAAACAAAAAAAGAAACAATGGTTCAGAAAGTAAGGATGGTTCAAAAACTATTGTATGAATGTAATTACGAAAGAAGTTATGAATATGGCGCTGAAGATTTCTTAAATAGTGTAGAGAAACAAGTTAAAAATCGTGGTACTTTAAGTATCAAACAAAAACAGGCATTAAATAAAATGTATAAAAGATTTAAGAAAAGACTTAAAAAATAATGTTTAAGTGGTTATTAAAAAAATATTATAAACATAGTCCAGAATGTCATTGTGGTTGGGCTATGAAACCATTTGTCAAATATACCGATAGACATCAATGGAAATGCATATGGAAGAAATGTGGTTGGGAATCATTTGAAGATTCTAATGGTAAATTGCATTGGTGGATACGGGGAACCCGACGTATTCCTTTAAGTCATAGTATTAAATACACTCGAAATAAAGTTTTAAATTATTTTAAAAAACTTAAAAATAATGCTTGACTTTGTCATTATTTTGTCGTATTATTAGGTGTTAAGAAAAGGAAAAAAACAATGACATTAAAAGAAATATTAAACACGTTAGTAGAAATAGAAGGTCATTTAGATGACGCTTACTATTCTTTGCCAGAATGGGAAGGTGTTTCAGAAGGCAAGTCTTATATAGATGGTGCACGAAATGACGTGTATAATCTTAAAGATGAAATCGAAAGAACTCTATTGGATGAAGATAAAGTTATATCTGGAAAAGAATTAGAAGAAGTCATGAATACACCTGTAGTAAATCCATTATAATTGAAAAGACAAACATTATTAAAAAAATTAAAATCCTTGAGAACTCGCATTGAAGATTGGTGTGAGAAAAATGGTTATGAAAATATGGGTAATTATGTCGAAAGGAAAAATTCGGATGGTAAAATCGTCTGGAAGCGTAGTGATTGGGAACACGTAGATGCCCTACATGATACGATTCTTAATGACGATACGGTTATTTATACTAAATCAACTTTAAAACAATTGAATGAAATGTGGAAGAGATATGAATTTGATGTTGTAGTATTGAATGATACTATGAGTGCGAAATTAAATCATATTCGAAGAGTGCGAAATAATAAAGCCAATATATATAAGAAATAACCAACGAAAAGACTCTCAAAAAAAATCTTAAAAAGGTTCTCTCATATGGAAACCAAATCAATTTACCACATCATCGTAAAAGAATTCATGAAATTCGGATACTATCGGGCTCAAGAAAAACTCAATAAGTTATACTCGGAAGATAAAATATCTTTAGTACAAAAAGGTAAGATAATGGATAACTTATCTGAATTAAAAATGATGTCATCAAAAGAATTAAAGTTTTTTAAGAAACTAGAACAACCAAAGGGAAAATTAGATGCTAAGTGATAGACAACACTTCTTGCTAGGTGTAATGTTAACTTCTTTATCTGTTATGTTGTATAGAGAATATACTTATACATCACCCATAATCAAAACAGAAACCATAGTTCATTTGGTTAGTGATCCGATAATCAGAGGTAACTTTGAATTAGAATCAAATGAGATTAACTCTTCTTTGAATAAATCTAAACTCAAACATCTATTGATTTATGTCAATGCCTTATGTGATGAGTATGGTGTGGATTATGGAATGGTTAAAGCCGTAATACAAACCGAATCAAATTGGAATCATAGAGCTATATCAAGCGTTGGTGCTATGGGATTGATGCAAATATTACCTGAAACTGCTATGTCAGAATTCAATACTCATAAAAATGATTTATTTGATCCTTATATTAATGTAACGGTTGGTATTAAATACTTATCTCATCTGAATAATCACTTTGGTGATATGGAATCCACACTTACGGCTTATAGTCATGGTCCTACTGTTACTAGAAAATACAGTCAGAACTATATCAAGAATAACTTTTATGTAAAACGAGTATATAAGAATTTGTAATGCCATTAAGTAAATTCGGTAGGAGGCATAAAAAAACATTTGGTAAAAAGAAAGAAAAGTGGGATGGTAACTTTCGTATGCCACCTAAACCTAATTCTTACTACGTTCAAGAAAAAGGAACATGTCGTTGGTGTGGTAAAAAGATTATAGAGAATAAAGTACATAATACTCGTAAGACTTGGCATCAAGATTGTGCTACAGACTATATGATTATCTATCATTCAAGTGAAGCTAGAAAACATATATGGAAACGAGACAAAGGGAAGTGTAATGATTGTGGAGAACAATGTACCAGGCGTACTTGGGACTTAGACCACGTTAAACCATTAATGGAACAAAAGGGAATCAAAGCCAATAAGTTAGATTGGTCTTACTATGAATTAAATAATATGCAAACCTTATGCCGTCCATGTCATAAGAAAAAAACTAAACGAGATATGAGGAATAATAAAAATGGGATGGGATAATTTTAGTAAAAACTATAAAGATAGATTAAATAATAATGAACCTGCTGGTAAAGTTATAGCAGAAGAATACCATGACGCAATCAAGGGTGGGATAAGTTTATTGGGTGGTAAATTCTTATTGGGTAAGAAATCTGTTCTTGAATCTACTTTAACTACTAGTTTTAATTCTATGGGAGCTATTCCATTTCCAACCGCGCTTGTTCAAGGTATAACTGGATATTGGCTAGGTGGAGTATATACTTATTTACTTCTTCCTTACTTACCAGCAAGCACACCAATAGTACCTGGTACAATTCCACCATTAGTTTTACCTATACCATCAAATATTGAGTTTGCTGATGCTTTAGTTTCTTCAGTTTTTATACCACATCTACTTACTGTTAGTGCTAATGCTTCAACTTTATCTCTTCCTCCTGTAATTATACCGGATATAGGTTTTGTTGTAAAAAAATAATAAAAATAATGCTTGACTTTAATGTAATTAAGTTGTATATTATATCGGATAAACAAATAGGTTATCGTTCTCCAAAGAATTGAATCTCAATAGAGGTTCTATATGGGGTGTAGTTCTTTCTTCCTTTCTTCTACGCCCCTAAAAATTAAAACATAAGAGGTTAATAATGAAAACGAAAATAGACATGAAACAATTTATGAAAGATTGTATGCTAACTAATAATGATAAAAAACAAATGAGATCACTTGACAAAAAAACAATAAAATCTGATCCTAATTACAAAAACAATAAAAGAGTAAATCTTGAATACTATAATGAAGATGAACTCGAAGATACAGGTATGGATAATTATTCCGATAGCGATAACGTGGAGAATTAGAAACACTTGGTGATGCTGGAATGGATGTATATCAATAACACTTAAATCCTAAATGATTTTTATTAATATGGTACTATTTATGGATAGATATGAAAACTACACAAAAAGAAATCGTGGATGTCATAACCACCATCATGACTAGATTAGATAAATTAGAATTTGCACAACACCAACATAAAGAAATGTTCTATAAAGTTAAAAAAAGATTATTAGAATTAAATGATAATTTAAATGACGTATTGGATATCTTGGAGGGTGAAGATATGGAAATGGTTGATGCAGTAAAAAACAAATATTCGGAATTGCGACATTTGGTTGATGATGAGTTAGAAAAAAATGAATATGATTTTGATGATGATGATGCTAGGGAATTAATGAATCAAATTGTTGGTGAATCTTAATGGATGAATTTTTAGCATTTCTACAAGAAATACGAGATTTATTATTAATAATTGAAGAAGATAAAGATTTAACTTATCTAAGCAACGTAATAGAAAAAGTAGAAGAAGAAATAAAAATAATAGAAGAAGAGTCTTAATTGTTACATTACATAATAACGGTTTTATTTGGAATTATTGCACTCTGTACAAGTGTAATAACTTTCTACGCATTGAAACGAATAACTAACTACGAATTAATAATACTAAACATAAACACTACTATAGAATCAATAAAACATCAACTTAAACTAATAGACGATAAGGGTACATTCGAGTCTGATGATGAAGTTGGCTTCTTTTTTCAAGAAGTCAAACAACTCGGAAAACAACTAGAACAATTATTTGAAACTGAGGTTGATGATGGCAGCAAAGAAAGTAGTAAAAAAGATAGTAAAGAAGAGAAAAAAGAAAAGTAAGATATATTTTGGTACGCCAGTACATGATGCGATTGTAAAATATAACAGGTCCGATGATATACCATTCAGACATAAAGTATACACGGAAGAGATTCATACTGCTTTCTTAAAGTTAGCAGAAAATATAATCAATACCTTTAAGTTTAGTTACTTCAGTTATGGTTTCCGAGACCTACAGGAAGAAGTAGTTTCTAATTTAGTTATTAATATCCATAAATTTGATGAGACTAAAGGCAGTAAAGCATTTAGTTATTTTAGTGTAGTTGCTAAAAATTATCTTATATTGAATAATAATGCTAACTATAAGAAGTTAAAAATCCACGATGATATCGATACTCTATATACCCACGGTGTTGATGATGAAGTTATAGAAAAATCACCTTCATCTGATGTATTTAAAAAGACATTAACTTATTTTGAAAACAACTTAGAAACTCTATTTCCTAAACAGCATGATAAAGACGTTGCTGAATCAATATTGTTTCTATGTCGGAATAAGAATAACATTGATAACTTCAATAAGAAAGCTTTATATATAATGATTAGAGAAATGACAGATGTAAAGACATCTAAGATAACTCAAATATCAAATGTATTTCGTAAAATATACCCAAAAATACGACATGAAGTTCTTATTAAAGGACACATAGACAATTTAATAAGCACAGGTTCTTTGTAACAACTTTCTAATCGTTCTATATTTATTAATAGAATGTTATGGAAAAAGACTTTAAAATATTCGGTGATAAGAATTTCTCTGATTTATCCCAAGAGATATACGAGAACTCTAAACTAAAGAAAACTCAGATTGAGCTTTTAGTCCAAGAGGTGCATGGTTACATACAAGGCATTGAGGACATTGCCATCGTGGGTCCTATATTAAAAGAACTTCTTGACGTAGGTGTCAAGAATGATGATAATTTATTAAAGTTAGCAACCGTAATTCAACGTATCATGAGCAAACATCAAGTAGTTGATGATAGTGATGTTGGTTTATTAAGTGAAGATGAAAAAGAAGAATTGATGAATTCACTTGAAGATGCTGCTGCGGAAATACAAAAAAAATCCGATGATATTGATATAAGTAAAATTAAAGAAAAGTATAGTTCGTAATCATGTCTAATAGAATTAATCCTCAACGATCAAATGTTCTTGGTCAGGTAAATCAAGACACAAGTTTTGGACCAGAGTTTACTTTCCATCATGGTCACGTAGAAAAAGTAGTATTGGAATCAAGTGATTTGGATTCATTTGGTTATCCCGTATATGGCGCTCCTTCCGATGTAAGTCAATGTATTCTTTTAAGACCAACTTATGGCGGTCATTTAGATTTTGCTTTACCATCAAATTCTTTAAAGGGAATGGTATTGGCTCAACCCCTGTTACGTGGTTTTGCTGATTCAATAACTCGTGGTGATTCCGTAATCTATATGAACCTTGGTAGTAAGTTTTATTACTTAGGACCAATTAACACTTTAAACAATCCAAACTATAGTCCTGATACATTATATAGACCAGATTTAAATCCCAATAGAGTAGTCTTGGATGATAGAAAAGATAGTAGTGATGGGTACAATATAAACTTTATAAAAAGAGCAATCAATAGAATTACTAAAATAAAAAATGTAATTTTAGATAGACCTTATGATACTGGAATAGGAGAAGTAGGTTCGGATGCTGAGATAGAATCCAATACATCCGATTTAACTCTTGAAGGCAGACATGGTAATTCAATTCAACTTGGTTATAGATTTATAAATCCATACAGTATATTTAGAAATAATAGTTCAAGTGGAAACAATGGTTCTGTTTTAGGTATGTTATCATTAGGATCAATACCTGATAATATTGATGGTTATAATTTATTATCAAGTGATAAAAGAATAGGAGCGGGATATCAAAATATACAAGAAGGACAATATCCAGGATATCTTATAAACTTTGGTAATGATGGTGAACCTGGAGAAGAAGCTCGTGAAGATATATTTAATATCGATTTTGGAACAGTAGAAAACGAAGCTGAACTGCAAACTGATTTTGATCAAATAATAATGTTTTCTGATAGAATAACATTTGATGCACAAGACAATGATTTTACAGTTTCAGCATTTCGTAATATTAACTTTGGAGCTGGTAAGAATTTAACAATAACGAATAAAGGATTCTCAGTTATTGAATCAGAGAATATTTATATAGGAAAGGAAGCAAAGAATAAAGCTCAACCGATGGTATT